AAGGGTCACCAACATATATGTTGATTGCTAACACATTCAACGGAAGAGCCATTGGTCACTTCAATCAATACAAAGATGGTACCGAAGTCTATGATGGAAAACAAATGGGAAGATTGTTCGGAAAGACACTCAGAAAATATGGATACGAAAGTGTTACCACAGATTGTTGGAATAATAGACCCGCATTTTGGCAGAAGAAAGATAGTTGTTTTTTGACAACATAATACTTTAGTAGTACTTGACATTCGTTCTGGTCCTGATATACTTGTATCTGTAGTTAGAAGGAACACCATGCAGTTTACCCAAGAATCCAAGTCCCAATTAGCCAAGTTGATGGCTACCGAAAATCTCACTGTTGAACACCGCAAAGTATCTACGGCTTCTTTTAATCTTAAAGACCGTGTTCTTACCCTTCCAGTCTGGAAAGATATGTCTGGCGAAATGTATGATTTGCTGACAGGTCACGAAGTTGGTCACGCATTAGAAACTCCAGAAGAAGGTTGGCACAATGCAGTTATGGGCACTGGCAAATTTGATAAGAATTTCAAAAACTTCCTGAATGTGGTTGAAGATGCCCGCATTGAGAAAAAAGTCAAACGCCGTTTCCCTGGCTTACGTCAATCGTTTGTCAAAGCATACGGTCAACTATTAGAAAAAGATTTTTTCGGTATCAAGTACCGAAATGTCAATGCTTTGCCTTTCATTGACCGCTTGAACCTTTACACTAAAGGCGGTGTTGCATTGGGCATTCAATTCAACAATGAAGAAACCAAAATGTTAGCCGATGTTGAATCGTGCGAAACGTGGGAAGATGTTGTCCGTATTACCGAAGCAATTTTTGACTATTCAAAAACCGAACAAAAAGAATTGCAACAAGAAAAAATTCGCCAACTGAATTCATTCTATGATGATGAAGATGGTGATTATGAAACGGACATGGACAGCAATGATGATTCTTCCGATGATGAAGAAGAAAATCAGGAAGATGGTCAATCGCAAGATGATGAAACTGAAAAAAAATCATCCGATGGTGAAGATAAAACCAAATCCAAAGGTGAATCAGAATCTGATTCGGAAGAAAAATCAGAAGAACAACCAGAGAAAAGCAATACAATTGAACGTGATAAAGAATCACACAATAGTACCAGTGAAGATGAAGATTTTGAACCAGTTTGCGAAACTGATGAAAATTATCGTGAAAACGAAGGTCAATTGTTGGACAAATCATGCAAAGAATATTTGTATGTGAATTTGCCAACTCCAATTTATTCTGAAATTCTTACTCCATACAAACGGGTACATGAATTGATGGAAATGTATTGGGCTGACCGGTACGATTCATATAAAGATACTCAGAATGTTTTGCTCCGTGAATTCAAAAATCGGAATGACCGTTACATTTCTCTGCTTGCAAAAGAATTTGAAATGCGTAAAGCCGCATCAAAATATTCCAAACAGAAAATTTCTGAGACTGGTGATATTGATGTTAACCGCATCTACAAATACCAAGTTGATGACAATATTTTTCGCAAAGCAACCTTTGTACCAAAAGGCAAATCGCATGGTTTAGTTTTGTTGCTTGACCGTTCGGGTTCAATGCAAAACAATATGGAATCATCATGGGATCAAATTTTGGTTCTCGCAATGTTCTGCCGCAAAGTGAATATTCCTTTTGTTGTTTATGGTTTTGGCAATGATACCAGTGCTTTTGAACTAGACCATGGCCGTGAAAATAATCGTTCATTCACCAAAAACCTTCACGAATTAAGTGGCTCAGATGTTTTCTTGCGTGAGTACTTGAATTCAAAAATGAGTGCAAGTGAATTTACCCGGTGCTCTAAGAATATCATGGCTTTGGCTGGTAGTTATAGTTATCGTGGTAATCGTAAATTTTCAACACCTAAGACTGAGAATTTGTCAAATACTCCTATGACCGAAGCAATGATTGCCTTGAAACCACTTGTTGAGCAATTCCGCAAAGTGAACAATCTTGATATTGTGAACACGGTTATCATGCACGATGGTGATGCAGACAGAATTACCGCCATAATTGGTGAGCGTGTAGATTACAAAGGTCAATCTTACTCTAGCACGGTAGGTATTGGTCACGGCCAGTACAATCTTGTTTTGCGTGATACGAAAAATAAATTTGAAGAATTGATGGTTGATGATGATGAATGTCCTGTGCGTAAATCAGTTTTCAATTGGTATCGCAAAACTACAGGTTCTAAGATTATCGGTTTCTTCATTGCTGGAACTGGTGCAGGTCTCCGCGCTGGCATTGAGCGCCGTTACATCAACGAAAAAGGTGAATCGTTGCGCCAAGTTTATGAGGGTCACTCTAATGATTCTTACTACCAAAGAAAAGAAGCAACTAAACAACTTGCACAAATCATCAAAGCCGAAAGATTCCTAGAATCTAAAAATTTTGGGTACAATAAATTCTTTATTATTCCTGGCGGCGATGACCTTGACATTGAAAACGAAAGTTTACATGTTGATGGTGCAGTTACTGCTGGTAAACTAAAGAATGCATTTATGAAAATGAATAAGAAGAAACAAGTAAGCCGTGTTTTGGTAAATCGTTTCATCGGCGAGATTGCTTTGTGACATTTTTACAACACCACCTATTGACAAGGTGGTGTTTCCCTGTTATAATTGTTTTATTGATTGATTGAAACGGAGTTTATATTATGCGTACAGTAGATGCCTCAGCCCGTGAGAAGTTTATTTCCTTAGCCCTCGCTACAGGTAAGAAAACTTTTTCCCGACAGGAAGTGAAAGATATTTGTAAAGAAAATGCATTGGGTTTTCCTCAATGGTTTCTGAAAGACCCAGAATATCGCCAAGCCCGTGGCGTATATAAACTACCAACTGCTAATGTTTCCACAGTTGATTTATCTGCTCAAGTTTTACCTATGAAGAAAACCGAAACTGCACCTGTTGCACAAAACCGAATTGCTAATGTATCTACCGACCTTGAGACTGGCAATCTAATTCCAGAAGTGTACAAAAATTATGTGCCATTTGGCAACTATGAAGATTTGCTGGCTATCGTAAACAGTAAACAATTCTTTCCTATCTTTATCACTGGTCAATCTGGCAACGGCAAAACAATGTCCGTTGAACAAGCCTGTGCCAAAGCAAAACGCAAATTCGTTTGTATCTCAATGACACCAGAAACCGATGAAGGCGATTTGCTCGGCAACTTTGTTTTGATTAACGGTCAGATGGAATGGCGTGATGGTCCTGTTACTACCGCCGCACGACAAGGTGCCGTTTTGTGTATTGATGAAATTGATTACGGCGCACAAAACTTGTCCTGCTTGCAACGTGTACTAGAAGGCAAGCCTTTCATGTTGAAGAAAAAAGGCGAGATTGTATATCCTTCTGAAGGTTTTACAATTGTTGCCACTGCAAACACAAAAGGTAAAGGCTCCGAAGATGGTCGCTATATGTTCACCAACGTATTGAACGAAGCCTTCTTGGAACGTTTCTTGAATACATATGAGCAAGAGTTTCCTCCTGTTGCAGTTGAGCGTAAAATCATCAAAAAAGAATTGACCTCCGCCGGTCGTACCGATGATGAATTTGCTGAGAAACTTGTTACTTGGGCTGATGTAATTCGCAAGACTTTCCTAGAAGGTGGTGTTGATGAAATTATCTCCACTCGCCGTTTGGTACACATTTGCAAAACATATGGTGTGCATGGTGACCGAATGAAAGCGGTATCATTGTGCTTGAATCGTTTTGACACCGATACCAAAATGTCTTTCCTTGACTTGTATACCAAACTTGATGCACCAGCCAAAGAAGAAGATCCTGTTCAAGTGAATTCGGTACCTTCACATAATGAAGAAGTGCCCTTTTAATTGATACATTTGCCGCCAAGAGTATTGACTTACTCTTGGCGTTTTGTTATAATGATGAATCTTGAGAACGACCACCTCTCAAGTGTATTTCCAAAGTGTGGTTTTATTATGGAGTTTATTATGTCTAAAATGACTACTAAAGAAAAAATGCTTGCCGCTTTGAGCAAGACCGATGGTTACAATACCTTCACCACTGCCCAGGCACGGGCACGTTTCGGCATCACAAATGTTGCCGCACGTATCAACGAATTGCGTGAAGATGGACATGCAATTTACACCAACAGCAAAACTCTTGCTAATGGTCGTAAAATCTCCTTCTACCGCCTTGGTCAGCCAACCAAGCGCATGGTTGCAGAAGGCATCAAAGCCCTACGT